GCTATGTTTTATGTAAGGCAAGGTGATTATAAAACTGACTTTACTATAAGAGTAAAATATCAAGGTACAACTTATTCAGCTAGTAAAACAACTCTAGATAGTTCCGTTGCATCTAACCAAGGAGATGTGAGAACTAATACTATTATGTCAGATTTAGCTACAACTCTTACTGGAGTTTTACCTGCAGGATTTACTACAGAATTATTAGATAATGTTTATTATGTAAAAAGAGATGATGGTAATGAATTTGAAGTAGAAGCTTCTGACTCTAGAGGTGATACTTTTATTTATGCATTTAAAGGACAGACAGCTAACTTTGATGATTTACCACCAAGAGGTAAAGAGGGTTTTCTTATAGAAGTTATAGGTGATAATGAAAAAGGACAAGATGATTATTATGTACAACTTAGTGACCCAGATGGTAATGGTCAATTAGTATGGAAAGAAAGAGTAGCACCAGACTTAGAAATTAATTTTGATAAAACAACAATGCCTCATCAACTTATCAGACAAGCTGATGGAACTTTTTTATTTACACAAGCATCTTGGAAAGATAGAAAAGCAGGTGATGATGACACAAACCCCTTTCCATCTTTTACTGGTTTTAAAGTAAATGATTTATTCTTTCATAGAAACAGATTAGGAATGCTATCTGATGAAAATGTTATTCTTTCAGAAGTTGGCGAATACTTTAATTTCTTTCAAAATACTGTAATTACATTTGTAGATTCTGCTCCTATTGATGTGGCAGTCTCAAATAACCAAGTGTCAATTCTTAGACACGCAGTACCATTTTCCGAACAATTATTATTATTTTCTGACTTGACTCAGTTTGTTCTAAGAGCAGAACAGTTCTTAGCCCCAGATACAGTCTCTATTGATGTAACAACACAATTTGAGGCTAGTTTAAGAGCCAAGCCAGTAGGAGCAGGTAAATATGTTTTCTTTCCAACTAATAGAGGTAAGTTCTCTGGTGTACGAGAATACTTTGTTGACAATTCATCAAACACAAACACAGTTAATGATGCTGCTGATATTACTGCTCACATTCCATCTTACATTCAAGGCGAAGTTATTTCACTTAAAGCATCATCCAATGAAGATGCATTATTACTTCTTACTGATGATTCTGCTGACACTCTTTATATATACAAGTATTATTGGAGTGCCACAGATAAATTACAGTCAGCTTGGTCAAAATGGAAGTTTGATGGAAGCTTATTGAATGTAGATTTTAACTTGTCAGAAATTTTTATTCTAATTAAAAGAGGAACAGATGTTTGTTTAGAAAAAATAAATTTATCTAAAGATGAAGCAGTTGATGTAACAGATGCTAATCATCCTATTTTATTAGATAGACGAGTAAAGTTAACAAATGGTGGTACAACTACTGTACCTTATACAGATTCAAATACTATTTATGTTAGACAAGATGGACAACAAATAACACAATCTCAAGTAGCAACTGCTTTAGCTGCTAATAAAGTTGTTTATGCAGGTATACCTTTTACATTTAAATATGAGTTCTCTGAACAAGTAATTAAAAGAGACAATGCTCCAATAACTATTGGTAGGTTGTCAATTAAGAACTGGAACATTGTATATAACGATAGTGGTTTCTTTGAATGTAAAGTAACACCAGATAAACGAGCAACAAAGACTAGACGATTTACTGGTAGAAATATTGGTAGCTTGAACAATGTGATAGGAAAGGTGTCAATAGATAGTGGTACTTTTTCTTTTCCAGTTTTATCTAGAGCAGACTCTGTAAAAGTTGAACTTGAAAGTAATAGCTTTCTCCCTTGCATATTTCAGTCTGCTGAGTGGGAGGGTTTCTATACTCTGCGTTCTAGGAGATTGTAATGGCTCACTACAGACCAAGTTGTCTTGAGGATATTAACAGACTAGCCCCAGATGTAAGACAAGCAGATAGAGATGAAGTAATGGCATCTCACGGATTAGAACCTTTACCTGCTTTGGCTTATTGTATGGGTTCATCTGAAGAATCGAATACAATGATTGATGATAATAAGGACATTATAGGAATGTTCGGTGTAGCTAAGTTCGGTGAACTTGGTGTTCCGTGGATGTTGTCTAGCGAAAGAATTTATCAAAAGAAAATAGCCAGACAGTTTCTTATTCAAAGTAAACAATGGATTGACTCTACTATGTTAAGGTATATGATACTAACTAATTTTGTTAGTGCTGATAATACTAAAGCAATAAAATGGTTAAAGTACTTAGGATTTTCTTTTGTTAATTTAGATAAAGAACACGGAGTAGGTAAAAAACCATTCTATGAATTTATAAAAATAAGGAGTTAATTTATATGTGTTTTGCAGCAATTGGTGTAGCATTAGGAGCACAAGCAGGAACAGCAGCAGCGACTACTTTAGGTATTACTGCAGTTAGTTCTGTGGCTTCAATAGGTATGACACTCTTTCAAGGGTATCAAGGATACCAAGAAAAGAAAGCAATGGCACAGTATCAGCAACAACAATTTGAGGCAAATAAAGTTCTTGCACAACAAGCTATGCTTACTGAAAGCAGAGGAATTATAGAAAGACAAAGACAAGAAGATTTAAGAGCATCTCAGCTATTAAGAGAAAATAAAATTAAAGAGGCTCAGACTATGGGTACTTTCTTGGCAGCAGGAGGAGACACTAAGGTTGCAGGTCTTTCAGAAGTTTTATTACTTGCTGATATAGAAAGAATGTCACTTAACAACGAGCAAACAATTAACAGAAACTTTGAGTATGTAAATAAAGACTTACAAAATAGAAATGAGGGTATTTATCAAAAAGCTATTGGAAGAATACAAAGTGTACCTCAAGGAGTTATGCCTAGTCTTACAAATACAATCATCGGTACTGGGTTACAAATAGGAGGAGATTTATTTGCAGGTTATGATAAATATATGGAAAGAACTGGTGGATATTTACCAGATATATATGATACAGATTCTTCTAGGAGAGATATAAGATATGGCTAGAACAATTGTAAATAGAAGAAACTTAGCAAATTTTGGTGGTAACATACAACCTGCAGCTACACCAATAGATACATATTATCGCCCAATAAAACAAACACCACCAGAAAATGAAGCAGTAGCAGGAATTATTAGTGCGTTAAAAATGGTTAATCCTGCTTTAGAAAAATATGGAGATAGAGTTGCAAAAGTTGCTTCTGATGAAGAGTTTGCAGCAGGGCAAAAAGAATATGATTTAATGTCTCCAGAAGACAGAAAGAAAGCTTTAGCTGATATTAAAAGTGGTAAGATGAGTGAAGTCGAATCTCCGTTTTGGGTACGAGGTTTTGCTAAAAATCTGTTAGCTTCTGAAGCTTATAAGTTTGGAGAGTCTTTAGCAATTGATTATGAGAAAAAGAAAAACGAAGTTACTGCTGATGGTAATTCTCTTTTTGATTGGATGGCAACTAAAAAAGCAGAGTTTATAAAAGCCAATGGATTAGAGGGTTTTGCACCAGATGTTTTAGAGTCACACTTTATGACTCCAGTTAGACAGTTTGAACAGAACACACTTCAGAAACATACAGCTTTTAGAGTAAACAAGATAAAAGACCAAAACGATGCAAATTTTCGTGACAGTTTAGTTGCACCAACAGATGGTTTTGTAAGTAATATAGAAATTGTTGATGATAAACTTCAAAGAGACACACTTACTGGAGAATTTATCAAAGCTACTAATTTTAAGATTCAAACTTATATAGATGAGGGAAACGACCCTAAGAAAACTCTTGATGGAGTTGAGCAGATGTTTAAGGATAAAATAAGAGAAGAATATAGAGATGGTAATTCAGAATTAGCTGAACATATTTATAGAAAAGGATTATTGGAAATAAAAGGTAAAGAGGGAAAATTTGGTGATTATAAAAGAGATAAGTTAGAACAATGGTGGGAGTCTGTTAAAGAAGACGAACTTAATCAATCATCTAAAAGACTTGAGAATGAAAGAAAAATAAGAAAAGAAAGAATGAGAGTGGGTTCTCTAAAAATAAGAGAATTTATTCAAAGTTCAAAAGAAGACTTTAATCCAATAACATTTGGTAAAGATGAAAGAGTACCACAAGATTTACGAGATGAATGGATTTTTATTTCTAATAATGAAACAGAATATGGTTCAGCAGCACTAGTTCAATTATCTAATGATATTCAAAATAAAATAACAGCTTATGATGACACAGAGAAAATTGATAAGATTACCCAAGCTTTAACACAAACACACGATTATCAAGAAGCTGAAGAGTTACTTGAAGCTGCGAGGATAAAAAATAATGTTACCCCAACAACTTATTCTAATTTTAAAATTTTAATAGATAAAGCAAAAAAAGATGTATATGATGCAATTGACCCAGATAAAACTTTAGATAAAATGATTAAAGATATGACAAGGTCAGAGGAAGCTACTTTTGGCAGAGAAAGTTTTAAGCACGAACATTTTGAGTATGCAGCAGACATTCGTAATAAGGCTCGTAATTTAGCACTTGAACTTAAAAAACAAGTAGCAGATGGAACAAAAAGTCAAGGAGAAGCTAATGTTGAGTTTGCTAAAAGTATTAATGGTTTTAAACTAGCACATAAAGCCAATCTAGAGTTTGTAAAACAAAAAGATATATTAGAAAAAAAGAAAGACTATTTTTGGGAAAACACAAGTTTAGGAGTAGAAAAAGAGAGTTATTCAAGTCTTTTTAACAGAGCAAAAATTTATCGTAATGCTAGAAAACAAAAACTTATATTAGAATCTCAAGGAAAACAAAATAGTCACGAATATTCAAATGTTCTTAATAATATGAAAATGATGGAAACTGGTTTTCGTAGAAGTCAATTCTATAAAAATATGGTTGCTAATAGGCAAGATAAAAATAATACAATAGATGTATTAAATCAACAAATAGTAGCACTTGATAAAAATCAACCTCTTATTTCTGGAAGCCCAAGAGACCAATATCAACCTAAAAGTTTAGATATATCAATGGCTGATTTTTTAAGAGCAATAAAAGAATATGAAAGAGCAAACCCACAATAAGGAGTAATTATGTCTGACGATGAATTGACACTAGAAGAATTAGAAGAAATGGATGAAATCAGTAGAACTAGCGAGATATCTCGAAACAGAGTTTTACAAGAAGACTCCCCTTTTCTTGATACAGTAGCAGATGTTACTTCTGGTGCAGCAAGAGGTGTTCTTAAAGCTGCTGATGAAACTGCTGATTTTCTTTATTCTACTGCAGATGCTGGTTTTGAGATGGTAGGAAAATATATTTTTGGTAATGAAGATGCAGAGGGTCTTGAAGACTTAGCTGTAGGAGAAAATCTTTTTGGAGTATCTGATTGGATTGATGCTCCTAGTTCAACAGCAGGACAAGTTGCTCAAGACTTAACTCAATTTATTGGTGGGTATATTTTGCCAGGGGGTGTAGCTTTAAAGACTGCAAAAGCAGGAACAAAAGCTGCTAGATATTTTGGTGCTAATAAACCATTAAAAGGTAGTGACTTTGAAACAGTTCAAAAACTAGGTAAGGTAACTGGTAAAGGTATTAACAAAACTGCAAAAGCAGTAGAGAAAGGTTTAGATAGTAGAGTAGGTAGCAGTATGTTTAAATCTGCTGTATCTGCTAGTGTTGCTCACGACCCTTATGCAAAAAGACTGTCAGATATAATTCAAGAAAATCCTGCGTTAGCAAATCCAGTAAATGAATGGTTAGCATCTGACCCTACAGATGGACAAGCAGTAAATAGATTTAAAGCTGCTCTCGAAGACATTGCTCTTGGTGGTATATTTGAGGGAGTACTAAAACTTGCTACAAAAGTTAAGGGAAGAGGAGCAGGTAAAGATACTGAGCCAGATGCAGTAACTGATGAGGCTATAAAGAAAGACCAAGAAAAAACTGTAAAAGCTAGAGAGAAAAAAGTTGCTGAAAAAGGAAAGAAAGTTAAAGCTGCTGAAAAAGAACAGAAGTTAAAAGAAGAGGGTAAGAAAACAGATTTAAAAAATACAAAAGAATTGTTTACTGAGAATGTAGAAAAAAATGCAGCTAAAGATGGGATGGCAACTAGAGATTATTTAAATTCTAAAAATAAGGATTGGTTAGCTAAATCTGCTGATGAGTTAGGTATTAAATATAATACAAAGACTACAAAAAAAGAAATACTAGATAAATTAAATAAAGTTATTAAAGATACAGAAAAACTTAGAAATACTACAAAAGTAAAAGTAAAAGACACTAAAACAAGTGGTATTAAAAAAGTTGCAACACCAAAAGCTATAAATACTCAGTTAGTAGAAAATTTAAAGAAATCTATAAAAGACCCTAAGTCTTTAAAACTTGCTCTTAATTCTCAAAAGAATATAATGAATTTTACTAACCATACTAAAAAAGACGATAAGTATTTCTCAAGATTTGCAAATGATGCATCTGATGAAATGGTTAATGTAATTAATGAGTCTATAAAAACTTTAGCACCTACATTAAAAGGTATAAAAAATAAACAGAGTATAGAAGAAGCTTTTCAAGAGTCTGCTAAATTCTTACAAGATATGACTGGAACTAAAGCAAAGGATTGGGAAAAGATTGCATTCACTTATGGAAAAGGAATTGAACAAGCACAGTCTGCTCTTATTGGTATACAATCAAAAGTTGCAAACCAGTTAAATACTTTAAAGAATATTGCTAAAGCTGACTCTGCTGCAAAAGATGCTAATGAAAAGTTATTATTAGAAAGAAAGTTTATTGAAGAAACTGAAGCTTTACAAAAATATCTTGCTGCATCTAAAATGATACAAGCCCCTATTGGTAGAGCATTAAGAATGCAGAGAGAAAAAATTATGGACACAGATTCTATAATTACTGGATTTAAAGCTGCTGAAGATGCGTTGGGTGGAAAAGAGGCACTAAAGAAATTTAAGTTTGCTTTAGCTAACTCATCTTCTAATATGAGAGACTTTGGTAAAAATATGAAACTACTAGAACCTAGTGGTCTACATAAAAGCCAAGCAGTATTGTCAGAGTTATTTAGAAGTATGATTCTGTTTAACTTTAAAACACATATAACTAATACTTTATCTGGTCTTGTTGAAACTGGATTTGTTCCGTTGGAAAAAAAAGTAGGAGCAATAGCTGCAAGAGTACTTGGGCAAATTGATGCTGCTGAATATAAGCAGTTAACAAATCAAATAAAAGCACACTATATGGGAGTATCTCTAGCTAAGAAACAAGCTTACTATTATGCCAAACAAGCTTTTAAGAATGAGAGAAATATTCTTGACCCTTTAAATAGACAGCTTGAGCATCAAGACATTAACAAACTTACCTCTGAATATCTAAATCTCTCAAAAGGTAAGCTAGGCTCATTTGTGGACAGTATTGGAAAAACAACCAGAGGGTCACTAAGACTATTAGGTTCTGAAGACGAATTTATTAAACAAATTAATTATCGTGCTAAGATATTTTCAGATGGTTACCTTGAGGGCTTAGAAATGGGTCAAAAAGGGGAAGCTTTAAAGAAATATGCATTAAAGAAAGTAGATGATGCGTTTGATGCAAATGGTATGGCTACAAACAAAGAGGCTTTGCAATATGCTAGACAAATTACCTTTACTGAAGATTTAGAAATATCTTTATTTAAAAATATACAACGATTAGCTAATCAAACACCTGCATTACAGTTATTTTTACCTTTTGTTAGAACACCAAGTAACTTAATTATTAGAGCAGCCCAAAGAAGTGGACCTCTAGGTTTATTAAGTAAAAGAATGAGAAATGACATAGTTAATGGTACACCAGAGCAAAAAGCTTTAGCTATTGGTAGATTAACTACTTCATCAACAATTGGCTTTGGTATCTTTTCTCTTATATCAGAGGGAAGAATAACTGCAGGAGGACCACCAGACCCACAACAAAATAGATTATGGAGAATGGCAGGTAATCAGCCTTACTCAATAAGAGTGGGAGGTAACTGGATTGGATACAATAGGCTTGACCCATTATTTATGCCAGTTGGTGCATTGGCAAACCTAGCAGAGGCTCAAGACTTTGATGCATCAGAAGATGCTGCTGCTGCCGTTATATATGGCTTGTCTTCTGTCTTACAAGATAAGGCATACTTTCAAGGTATAACAAATTTACTTAGTGCTATCTCTGAATCAAATCCAGATAGAATTTCAGATATGACATCTTTTGGAGAAAATCTAGTTGCATCATTTGTTCCTGCTGCACCACAACAATTAGCTGAAATGTTTTTTAGTAGTAGTTATAATGAATATGGGTTTGATGAAACTGAGTATGCTCCTTTAAGAGAAGCTATTGGTTTAACTGATAAAATACGCAGAAGACTTCCTAGAGTAAACGAAAATCTACCAGTAAAATATAATTGGTTAACTGGTAAGCCTCTATTAAACTATGACCCTATGTCAACTGGTTTCCCAATAAAACCAGATGATTTTTCAGATGAAGTATCAACAGAATTACTTGATTTAAATTATGGATTTCAAGGAGTTCCAAAGACAATAAATAAAGTCGAATTAAATAGTCAAGAATTTTCTGACTTTAATAGATTTATGGGCACAGTAAAAGTTGATGGAAGAACATTGCTTCAAAGTGTAAAAAGAGCAATGGATAATTCTAAGTATAGAAAAGATGACCCAGATAGAATTTATGATGGGATGTTTGCATCTCCAGAAATAAAAGTTATATCTGAGATTTTTTCTAAATATAGAAGTGCTGCAAAAGTAGAGTTAATGAAAAAACATCCAGAATTAAAACAAAAGATATTTCTTTCAAAAAGAAGTAAAGCTACTGGAAGAAATTATCTAGAAGAATTTTTAGAGTCAAATAGGTAAGGAGCAATATGACATTATTATCAATCAAAGAAATCACATCTAATGGTGACCCTGCACAAGATATATCGTTTAACTTTAGTTATCTAAACCAAAGCGATATTAAAGTCTTTGTAGGTGGGGTAGAAAAATTTAGACCTGCTGATTGGGATTTTACAGATGCAAATACAATTGATTTTGTATCTCATCCACCCAACGGAACAGCCATAAGAATTGAGAGACAAACCCCTAACGCAAGTCGAGTTGTTGATTTCCAAGATGGTTCTGTTCTCTCAGAGTCAGACCTTGATAATTCTGCAGACCAAATCTTCTTTATTGCTCAAGAAGCTGTTGATAAAGCTAACTCATCTATTATCAAAAACTCTCAGAACAACTGGGAGGGTGGTGGAGCAAGACTTGCTAATCTTGCTGACCCAGTAGACCCACAAGATGCAGCTACTAAAGCATCGGTTAGTGCAATTGTAACAACAGAAGTGTCTACGGCTCAAGCTGCAGCAACTGCTGCTCAAACTGCTGAAACAAATGCAGAAACTGCTGAGACTGGAGCAGAGACAGCTAAGACTGGAGCAGAAACAGCAAAGACTGCTGCCGAAGCTGCACAAACGGCTGCTGAACAAGCAGAGGCAGATGCTCTACAAATTAAAGCAGATATACAAACTATTCAACAAAATATTAATACAAACTTTGGTGCTTCAAATTTACCAAGTAGTTTAACTGGTTTTGGAGGACAGTTCTTAGAAGTTAAAGGTGATGAAAGTGGTTACCAATTTGTTAGTTCTGTTGCCAAACCAAAATTTTATGGACTAAAGTTAACTAATGGTCAACTTAATCAAACGACATCTGGTAGTTCTGGTAACTTTAATGTTTCAGATTATGATTATCATATCTTATCTGAAAATATCTCATTTCAAATAACAAACAATACATTACAAATAGTAATACCATAAAGGAATAAATATATGCAAATAAATATAAATAAATTAGGTCATAGATGGAAAGGTGAATATAACTCTTCTACTACATATGATGAGAACGATGTAGTATATAAGGAGGGTATTGTTTATATAGTAGATGCAGTTGGTAATCTAAGTGTAATGGCTAAAGGTCAACAAGATGTTTTAACAAAAGGACATTTACTTACTGGTGGTAATTCTATTGGTGGTGCAAAACAACAAGTACTACATTCTAAAGGTAATTCTGGTATTGAGTTTAGATATGGTGATGAAAGAAACACATATGCTGTTAAATCTCTTGGTGAAAAAATGTTATCTATGAGAAATGTTGCATATCCTTATAGTTATCAAACACCTAGAATATTAATGACGGATGGTACAGTTAGAACTTGGGGTCAAGCAAACAATGATGGAAGACACGGCTTTGGTAATGTAGGGAATAATACTTCTCACTTTAACACAAAAAGAGTTGCGTTTCCAAAAGATGTAGTTATAGATAAATTATATCCACATCTCAATTCTCCTCTTGCAGTTGATGTAAATGGACACAGTTGGGGATGGGGTAGTTATGCAGGTAATGGTTCAAATAGTGTACAAATACCAGTAAGACACGCAGACACTTTACCAGAATTAGAGAATGAAAAAATTAAACATATAGAAACTTCTTATACACATTGGGGTACTGGTCCTGCATTTTTATTAACTGAATCTGGAAAGCTATATGCATATGGCTACAACGGATATGGTCAAATAGGAGATGGTACAACTACTAATGTAAATACAATTAAAAGAATTGGAGAAAGCGAGTTTACTCATCCTATAACAAAAATATTATGTGCAATGGCTTCAACTTATGGATGGACTGCTGTTCAAGATAGTCAAGGACAAGTATGGACAACTGGTAATCATAGCACCAGAGGATTAAACCCAGAGGGTACTATATTTCAAAAACAAACACAATTTGTTGGTTCTGCATATAGTGGTATTGTTGATATATCAGCAGAAATTGGTGACTACCACGGCTCTGGTGCTCAATATTATGCTAGTTGTTTTGTTTTAATGAGTGACGGAAAACTTTACAACATAACTAATAGTGGTCTCAACCAAGTTACTTGGGGTGGCACAAATAACCACACACCTTTCTTGTTTGCTGAAAATGTAAAAGAACATATGGCTATAAATGGTGGTTACGGAAGAGCAATGTATATTGGTAATGCTAATGACCCTAACGGAGAAAACTCATTATATTTTAGGGGATATAATGGAGGACATATTAATAATTCTAACCCAACTGGTGCTAACACGACTGCGTGGAATCCAGTTCTAGATGAAAATCTCCAACAAATAAAAGCAGTTAAATTTAATATGAATGGTGCTCACTATAGTTCTCATTTCTCTGCTTTAACAGAAGATGGTAGACTATATATGTGGGGATTTAATAATCAAGGAAGTTCTGGTATGGGGCAAGTAAATGCAAACACCCCTGCAAATAATGGATTACAACCTGCTATAATATCAGAACCAATTGTAGATTATCAAGTAAATGGGTACTCAAGTAGTGCAACTGGATATTGGACTGTTTTAGCCCTTGGACGAAGTGGAAAAGCTTATGTATGTGGATACAATAACTATGGGGCTGCAAATAATCCAAACGGAAATAATTTAACATTTCAACCAATTAGATATTAATCGTAGTAAAAAAAGGAGCAAATTATGACTACTATTAGCCTTGGAAAAGTAGCTTTCTCTTGGAAAGGAGATTACTCTTCCTCAACAACTTACAACGCACAAGATGTTGTTAATTATAACGGAGATGCGTATGTTTGTACTGTAGACAGCACAACAAATTTAACACCAAGTACTGTTACAAATACAACTAGCCCTCAAACTGTTAACATAACAGTAAAAGTACAAGCATATTATGGTTCTAATTATTTTTATATAGATGGGGTCAAACAACAAACTCTTCAGCTTTATGAGGGAAATACATATGTGTTTGATGTATCAGATGCTAGTAATGCAACACACCCACTTAAATTTTCAACAGTAAACGATGGTACTCATAATTCTGGAACAGAATATACAACTGGTGTAACTTCTAGTGGTACTGCAGGTACTTCTGGTGCAACTGTGACAATAGTAGTAGCAACCGATGCTCCAACTCTCTACTATTATTGTGGAAATCATAGTGGTATGGGTGGTCAGATAAACACTCCAACTTATGCTACAACTACAACAAGAACATCTAATTGGAACTTATTTGCTCAAGGTGCATTAGGTGTTGGTCAAGCTTCTGGAGATTTAATTTATTTTGATGGAAGTCAATTACAAAGACTACCAACTGGTAATGCAAATCAAGTCTTAAAAATAGACTCTACTTCTTTACTCCCAGTATGGGGTTCTACAAATTATCGTAGTGGTCTTAAAGTAGCAGGGCTACCTAATGTAGATTGTATGACATATCGTAAAGGTATGTGCGTTATGGAAGATGGTTCACTAAGGCTTTGGGGTAATTCAAATTCTTATGGTAACTTAGGTGACGGAACGGCAACAACTAGAATATTTCCAGTTCAAGCTGCTATTTCTAATGCTAATGGCTTTAATGGTGTAAGACTAGAATCAGATGGCTCAGTAGCTAAACATACTTTAATGCAAGGTAATAATGGTACTGCAATGATTGGAGACAATGGTCACTTATATGTATGGGGCTATGATGCTTATGGATGGCAAGGTCGAGGAACAAATAATAATACAGAGGCAACTCCATTTGATGCAACTGCAGATTCTAATAATTCATTAAATGGAAAACAAGCATATTGGATTGCTACAAATGGTAGAGCCAATGAAAGTTATCACAACTTTATGGTTCTTTGTACTGATGGTACTGCTCACGGAAGTGGATATAATGCCTACGGACAACTGGGCAATTCAAATCAAACCAACCAAAACAGATTTGGTGCAGTAAACCAAACTGCTGTTAAATTTTGGAAAGTGTTCTCTAATGCTGACCGATATTGTTCTCACATTGCTCTTGGAGCAGTTTATGGCGATTCATTAACTGATGGAACTAGTGTAAGTGAAAGTACAAATATTCTTACACAAACACCAACTAAGTTTAGAGTTTATTTCTGGGGATATGCAGGTGATTATCAAAATGGTCAAAATTCAAACACAAACTTTTCTGTACCAACAGAAATAACTTTCTTCTATAGTAACAATCATAATGTAATTGATTGTGTTGGTTCAAGACACTCTTGGTTTGCAAGAGATGCAGCAGGTAAGCTTTGGTTCTGGGGTTATCCATATGGAGGACACGGAGGTACTGGAACAACTAGTACAACTGTAGCACCAACTGAAGTAGGAACAGATGTTGCTGAAATTGCTGTTTCTAAAAGTAGTAATGGTAACACTTGTGCTATGTATAGAAAAACAAATGGAGATATTTATTCAAGTGGGTATAATGGGTACGGACAATTAGGTCAAGGTAACCAGACTGCTTTATCTACTTTTACACAATCAACTTCTGCACCTAGTGGTATAACTAAGCTAATGTATACTGGTAGTCAAAATTACGATACTGCTGTTGCATTAACATCTAGTGGTGAAGTTTGGGCTGTTGGTTACAATGGTAATAATGCGTGTGGAGATGGTACAGCAACTAATAGAAGTACTTGGGGTAAAATGTTAATACAAAAAGAAATAAAAGATATATGTCCTGCAGGTCAAGGTTCTGAGGGTTCTGTACATCTTTTAGCAACTGACGGAACAATATATGGAGTTGGTTATGGAGGTAATCATCAAAATGGTGAATATGGTGGTAACAACTACTCAACACCTCAACCAATTATATTCTAATGCAAATAACTAGAAACTTAGTAAAATTATCAAATATCTTAATAAAGATACCAAAGGCTACAAAAAGAGTATGGGATTTATCTGAAAATAGATGGGGGTATAAGAAAAGTGCCTAGACTAAGTCAAACGCAAGAATTAAAGACAACACAACAATTACAAACAGAACTTATAGCACACGAAAGAGAATGTGCAGAAAGAGCAAAATCAGTACAAGAAAAGCTGCAAGGCTTGGATAAAAGACTATGGAGGTTAGAAGCAATGATTATGGCATCCACTATTGCTATGATTACATTGTGTATTAATGTATTTATAAAATTTTAATGACAAGAAAGGAATATAATGTTAGCAGAACTAGCTGCTGCAAACGCAGCTTTTAGTATAATAAAACGCACAATATCAAATGGCAAGGAATTGTTTGAAGCAGGTGAAGCTATTGGAAAGCTAGTTCACGCACACGAAACTGTTAGAGATAAAGCCAACAAAAGAAAAAACTCTATGCTTACTGTTATTAGTAACAAAAAGGAAAGTGACCTTGAAGAGTTTATGGCTTTAGAAAAAATGAAAAAGTATGATGCAGAACTCAAAGAATATATGCTCATACACGGCAGACCAAACTTATATACAGATTATGTAAAGTTTTGTGCAGAAGCTAGAAAAAGAAGAAAGCTTGAATTAATTAAACAGAGAGAAGCAAGACAACAACTTTTAGAAACAATTGGTATAGGGCTATTAGTTATTGGAGGAGTAGTTGTTGTCTCTTTTATAGGATATATAATATTACAAAGTCGAGGAGGATAAATGATTTTTGGAGCAATAACAAATATTTTAGGTAGTGTAGTAAAAGGCTACTTTGAAACTAAAAAAGAGAAAGCAAAACAAAAGCTATTACAAGTACAAGCTGAGACAAAGATAATGGAAAAAAAAGTCTCAGGGGAAATTGATTGGGATATGGAAATGGCGAAAGCAAGTGACAATTCGTGGAAAGACGAATGGCTCACAATAATTTTTTCTATACCCCTTGTTTTACTTTTACTAGGGCAAGAGGAAAGAGTAACAGCTTTCTTTGCAGCTTTAGAAAGAGCACCAGATTGGTACACTTACCTGCTCGGCACAATTGTAGCTGCGTCATTTGGTATTCGTGGTGCTACTAAATTCTTTGGAAAGAAGTAATGAAGAAAAGAAACTATAGAAAAGAGTACGATGATTATCACGGAACTCCAGAACAAAAGAAACGCAGAGTCGGTAGAAATGCTGCTAGGCGATATGCTATTAGACAAGGTAAAGTAAGAAAGGGCGATAATAAAGAAGTCGACCATAAGGATTTTAATACAACTAATAATAGTCCTAGTAATCTTAGAATTATGTCTAAGTCAGCTAACCGAAGCAAACAACCTAAAAGGAAAAGCTAATGAATCAAAAAAATAAATCACAGAAATTATTAGAAGACCTACACGAGGCAACTGCAATAGAACTATTAGAACGAGTGCGTTCTGGTTCTGCTAAACCTGCTGACCTTGGTGTAGCTGTAAAGTTCTTAAAAGACAATGGTGTAGAAGCTATCCCAGTTGATGGTTCTACTTTAAACAAACTAATGGAAGAATTACCTTTTAATAATGATGAAGACGAACTCGAAGAAATCAAAACCCAACAAACTCATTGACTTTAGAAATTTTCTATATCTCGTTTGGAGACATCTCAACCTACCAGAGCCTACTCCAATACAGTATGATATTGCTAACTATATACAAAATGGTCCTAGACGATTAGTTATTGAAGCTTTTCGTGGTGTTGGTAAAAGTTATATTACTAGTGCCTTTGTTGTGCATCAACTGTTGATTAATCCAGAACTAAAGGTTCTTGTTGTCTCAGCCAGTAAAACTCGTTCTGATGACTTCTCTACATTTACACAGAGACTAATACACGAGATGCCTATACTTAATCATCTGAAACCTAGAGAAGAGCAAAGAGCATCTAAGATATCTTTTGATGTAGGTCCTGCAGCAGCTTCACACTCTCCCTCAGTTAAGTCAGTAGGTATTACTGGACAACTAGCAGGTAGTCGTGCAGACTTAATTGTTGCTGATGATATCGAGATACCAAATAACTCTGCTACTCAAATGATGCGAGACAAACTTGGTGAATCTATAAAAGAGTTTGATGCGATTCTAAAACCAGATGGTCGCATCGTATATTTAGGTACACCACAGACAGAATTGTCAATTTATGAAGAATTACCCAATCGTGGCTATGAAATACGCATTTGGACAGCACGATACCCCTCAGAAGACGATATAAGCCGTTACAGCAGCCGTTTAGCACCTTTGCTATGTGATACTATCTCCAGAGCCAAAAAACCTCTCTGTGGGCTTCCTACAGACCCAAAAAGATTTACGGATGACGATTTGCTAGAAAGAGAGTTGTCTTATGGTAAAACTGGATTCGCACTTCAGTTTATGCTCGATACTACTCTGTCAGATGTAGACAGATATCCACTAAAAGCATCGGACCTAATTGTTATGCCAATTGACAACGATAAAGCACCAGAAAAAGTTGTTTGGGGTAGAAGTCCAGTTAATGAGATAAAAGACCTAACTAATCTTTCTCTAGCAGGAGATAAGTTTTATTCACCACAAGATACTGTTGGTTCTTGGATTGATTATACTGGTTCAATTATGGCTATTGACCCATCTGGTAGAGGACAAGACGAGACATCTTATGCTGTTATCAAAATGCTAAATGGTCAATTGTTTCTAATTGATGCAGGTGGAGTGCGTGGTGGTTACTCTAGTGAGACATTACAGAGTCTTAGTGTTATAGCTAAGAAGTATAAAGTAAATGCAGTAATAGTAGAAAGTAACTTTGGTGATGGTATGTTTACTGAATTACTAAAACCAGTACTGTATAAGATATACAATGTTAGTATAGAAGAAGTAAGACACAGTAAACAGAAAGAACTAAGAATAATAGATACATTAGAACCAGTTTTAAATCAGCATAGGTTGATTATAGACCCAAAGGTTATAGAAAAAGATTGGCAATCAGTACAGTCTTATAGTTCTGAGAAAGCACCTAAGTATACTCTTATACATCAGATGACTAGAATCACAAGAGATAGAGGTGCTCTAGTCCACGATGACCGACTAGATGCATTGTCTATGGCTGTTGCTTACTGGGTAGAACAGATTAGTGCTGATGCAGACAGAGCAATAAAAGACAGAAGAGAAGAATTACTAGATATAACTCTAGAAAAGTTTGCTACTAATACTTTATTAAAAAAGAATGAAGAAGAATATCACCAATGGATTAATTAATGGACACAATAGGAGGGGGGCTAAAGTACTATATAGTATATACATAGTAGTACATAGTAGTACATAGTACTATAGTATACTATATACTGCTAGTTCTGTGTCTTATCTATAGGTCAAATATTTAGTAAAAAAATGTGAAAGGGTTATACGCATAGGTTTCCGTGGCGATTCCCCCCAATGGTATGCAGGCAGGTGCTATAAAAAATAAAGCTAGGGTATATGGTAGGAAATATGCGACTGTCTCAATGAGACGCAGAGGGATTTGCAAGGGTACTGCTTCAAAATTGTTTCTTCCTATGTCATACC